ACGCATCATGGCGAACACGCTTCTGAACATCGAGACGATGCTCGGTTCCTTGTCGCGCCTTGGAGCGACTGCGCCTCTAAGGATTGGTTCGGTAACCCTCACTGGCATGGAAGTGCCAAGCGGTGTCACGTTCGGCGGTCAGCAGCAAATTACCATCCACCGCCTGCCGGGTGGCGACCGGGTGATCGATCTGGGCGGCAATGACCCCAACCGGATCGAGATGGAAGGTGTCTTCCTTGGCCCTTCTGCCCAGACGCGCGCAGAGGCCTTGGCCAAGATAAGACGTAACGGACAGCTCGTGCCCCTTCAGGTGGCAGGCCTGTCGATGCGTGTCTGGGTGCAGGCCTATCGCTACACCTACGAGGCAAAAGGCGCGATCTGCCGCTATTTCCTCGTGCTCGAGCTCCCCGGTGAAGCGGCGAACACGAATACCGTTTCCACCTCGGCACTCTCGGGCCTCATTGGCGACGACGCAACCAGTGCCCTGACCTCCATCACCAGCACGGTCGGCACGATCTCCCAGAGCGTCTCAAACTCCGCAGGGCAGGTGCAGACAGTCGCCGGACAGGTTTCCCCTATCGCCAATCTGATCGGCGCTGGTGGCGCGCTGGCTCAGGTGTCTGACAAGCTGCAAATCGTGCAGGGCGCGGCCACGGCTGGAACGAACCTGTCAGCCTTGCCGAGTGCTGCCTCATCCGTGATCGGGGGGCTGCAATCGGCTGGAAGCGGCCTGATGGATCTGGTCACCCAGACCGGACAGAACCTCGAGGGGATCACCCTTAATAATCCAGCCTCACTTACGGCTCTTTCGCAGAATGCCCTGCTGGCCAGCACGGCCGTTGATGCGGGCGGCGCTGTCAATCGGGCCGCGATCAATGCAGCTACCGCGACAAACGCTGCCATCCCCTCTCCTGCCGTTCATGGCTGATCGGGCGCACCATGCAGATAATCCAGGTCACTGCGGCAGATGTGTCGCTCTACCATGTTGCGGCCAGCCGGCTGAATGATGCCACGCAATGGTGGCGCATCGCCCAGCTGAACGGGATGACTGATCCCGACCTTACATGGCTCCCCTCCCCTGTATCCCTGCAGATCCCCAACATCGACCCGACGCAGAATAGCGGTGTGCCGGGGCTTGCTCCATGAGCGAGACGATCACCGTTTCTGCGAGGCGCCGGATGGCCCGCAAGCTCAGGGCACGGATTCTGGTCAATGGCCGCGCCGTCCCGGAGACACGTCTTGAGCGGTTCGCACTTTCGCGAACGCGGTACAGCCGGGCCGATACGGCAGAAATCAACCTTGCGGTTGATCGTGCGGCGCTCGCAAAGATCACCGGCAATTACTGGTTCGATCAGGCTGTGACCTCGGGTGGGGCAACAGCCGATACCGATGTGCAAATCCAGATGCGGGACGAGGCCACGACAGGCGCGCAATGGGTGACGGTTTTCCAGGGCCTCATGGATCACGTCGAGTGGACCCCGACCGGGACCGCCCTTGTCGTCGAGTGCCGGGACTATCTTGCGAAACTGCTCGACCTGCGTGTTCAGGATGCGTGGCTGAACAAGACCGGCGCCGATCTCATGAAGGCGCTGATCTCGGCCGCTGGCCTCACGCCTCAGGTCTCCTTTCCCGCCAGCATGACCGGTCAATACTGGCAGATCGAACACAAGCGCCTGTCCCACAGCGCGCATGGTCGCTTTCAGACGGCTTTCGATCTCGCCCGCTATATCGCCAACTCGGCGGGGTGCGACCTGTATGCGTCGGGCAAGACGATCATCTGCAAGCCGTACCCGACCAGCAATGATGGATCGGCGACGACGCACACGCTGAGATATCAGGATCCCGGGCCAAACCAGGCGATCGTCTCGAATGCCATGTCCTTGAGCTTCAAGCGTGACTATCAGATCGCCAAGGGCGTGGTCGTGCATGTCATGTCGTGGGACAGCCGGCAGCGGGCCAAGTTCGAGTATTACTGGTCAGCCGAGGGCGGGTCGCCGAAGAAAGCTGCGAACGCTGGCACGCTGCACTCCTTCAAGGTGCCAGGCCGCTCAATGCAGGACGTGCAGAACACCGCCAAGCAGAAATACGATGAGATCGTGGCTCACGGGCGCGAGGTCCATATGACGATCCCTGGACGCATTTCGCTTCAGCCCCGTGATTTCTTCACCCTGACCGGAACCAACTCGACATGGGATGGCCAGAGCTACACGGTCGATGCTGTTTCAAGCACGTTCTCATGGGAGGGCGGCTTTGAGCAGGATGTGACGCTGCGAAATCGCGACGTGACACAGGACGAGGCTGCTGACGATGCATGACGCAAGACAGATCGCAGCTGCGGCGAGCGGCATGATTGCCAAGACCGTACACGGTATCATCACCTCGATCGACCCGGTGAACCACGCAGCCAAGGCACTCGTGCAGCCGGAAGGGATCGAGAGTGGCTGGCTGCCAGTTGCCGCCTTGGCTGCGGGTGATATCCGGATCGCTCGCCTGCCGAACATCGGGGAGCATGTCCTGCTTATCCCGATCGAGGGCGATGCCGAGCATATGCAGATCAATGCCTTCCAGTACGATACGGCAGTCACGCCCCCTGTTTCTCCGCATACAAGCAAGCCCGCCCAAGCGGGTGAATTGCTGATCATGGCCGGATGCGGCGCTCCACCCACTGCCACACAAACAGGCACAAGCTCTCAGGCAGCGGGCGGCGCCGCTCAAAACGCGCCCTGGTGGCATATGACGCCCCAGGGCCTTTATTCCGGCGCAGGGCAAGCGACCGAGGCAATGACGAATGCGGGTCTGGTCTGGCAAGTTGGGAGCGTATCAATGACGCTTGGCCCATCTGGCCTTGCGGTCACTGGCGGTACGGTCACATCGGATAGAGACGTGCTTGCTGCAGGCATCAGCGGTAAGTCTCATATCCATACGAACGGCAATAACGGCGGTGATACGGGGACACCTGTTGCATGACAGCTATCTCACATTTCTGCGGCGGTGATCTAAATCTTGATGCTGCCGGAGGCCTCGCCACAGTCAGCGGCGCTGATCAGGCCAAGCAGGCCATCATAAGGAGGCTATGCACCAACGCCGGCGATTACATATGGCAGCCGGATTACGGCGCTGGCTTGCCGGGAAAGATTGGCTCGCCAGCCAATCTTGGGGAGATACAAGCGCTCGTTGCCGAACAGATGGCGCAAGAGGCGTCTGTAGATCAGACCCAGCCAATCAGCATCACGATCGAAAATCCGAGCGTCGGCGTCTATGTTTGTAACATCCAGTATGTGGACCTGGAAACGCAGTCTGTGCAGGCGCTAGAGATTACGAATTAGCTTGTACATGGCCACATGATATGAGATTTTCCGCAATCATGGTCGTTGCTGGCCAAAAGGCGTCCTTCGGGGCGCTTTTTTTTGTTTCTGAGGCTCTGATGGCGCTCTCGCTTCGCTCTTTCACGACGACCGTTTCGACGGCTGTCACGGCGGCGCAGGGCGCAGCATCGTCGCTGCTCGATCTGTCAGTCGGAACGCCGGGCCGCGCGATCCTTGAAGCAGCATCAGGCATGGGTCTGTGGCTGCAATCCATCGCCCTGCAGATCCTCACCCGCAACCGCCTCTCCACATCAGAGGGCGCAGACGTTGACAGTTTCATTGCCGACTTTGGCCTGACACGTGAGCCCGGTGTAGCCGCAACGGGCAATATCCTGTTCTCGTCGTTCTCGCCTGCGACGGCCTCCGCCACGCTCCCGGTTGGCGCACTCGTGCTGACCATCTCGAACGTCAGCTACGCAGTCGTTGCAGACAGCACGAATGCGGCCTGGAACAATGCTGCCAACGGCTACATTCGGCCTGCTGGCGTTCAATCTTTGACGCTGCCCGTGCAATGCACACAGACCGGTACAGCGGGCAATGCTTCCGCAGGTGCGATCTGCCTGCTCGGTACAGCCGTCTCCGGCATTGATGCCGTCACGAACCCGGCTGCCTTCACCAATGGCGGTGACGGGCAAACCGACGCCGCAGTGCGTGCGGGGTTCGTGACTTGGCTGAATTCCCTGAACCGGGCCACGCTTGCAGCGATTGAGGGAGCGGTCGAGGCGATCGCCACCAATATCATGGTGCAGGGTGTCGAGAACGCCGATACAGCAGGCAACTTCCTGCCTGGTAACATCGTGCTCTATATCGATGATGGTTCGGGCGCCGTTTCCGATACCCTCATCGCTCAAGCATATTCGGTGGCAAACGAGTACCGCGCCTCACCCATATCCATCCAGGTCGTCCGCCCAGCTGTATCGACGCCGACAGTAAGCATGACACTAACCCTGGCGCCAAACAGCGACACAACGTCGATCGAGGCTCTGATCACGGCGGCGATCAGCGGATATTTTAATGCGCTCGATATTGGACAAAGTGCCGTTTATTCTCGTTTGAGCCTGTTAGCGTACGGTGCTTCGTCGTCCGTTATTTCTATCTCAGACCTGCTGCTCAACGCCGGGACCTCAGACATTACGGGTGTTACCGGTGTAGCAATCCGCGCTGGGACATTCAGCTATGGCTAGACCGGATAGCACGACACAAAGTCAATTTGCTCAGAGGTTACGCGCCCTACTCCCTGTGGGCTGGTTTCCCACGCTACCCGGACCTGATGAGACAGAATCCTCCCCCGTCTTGAGCGGAATTCTTCATGGAATCGGATCTGTCCTCGCCTCAGCAACAGATTTGTTTCAGACCATTTTTGATCAGCAACGTTTGGCAACGGCGACCAGTGGCGTTCTCGATATTTATGCGCAGGATTTTTTTGGCAATGCGTTACCGAGAAATCCGGGTGAACAGGACGAAGAATATCGCGCGCGTATTAGAGAGTCACTTTTCCCAACGCTTGGGACGAGACCGTCGCTAGAGCGTGCGCTCAAGACATCATGGGCAAGCAACTGGCGCGTAATCGAGCCGCGCAACGCTGCTGATACAAAAGGATATGGGTCAGCCGCTGCTCAGGCGGACGGTGGTGGCTACGGATATGACACCGTTGGCCTCCGGTACGGAACTCTCCTCGTTCCATTCCAAGCATTTATAGCTCTCGACCAAACTCCAACGTTCAATCCTCCGCAGGTAGTTCTGACTGCCATCGAATCTGTGCGCGCCGGCGGCACAGTGATGTGGGTGGGCGGCGACGCTTCCCTGACTGATTTTAGCGGAGATATTCTTTAGGAAATCCCATGGATCGCAAGATCATCTATCCATCGCAGATCCCCCTAGTCGAGGATCAGTTGCATGCCGCGCGCTTCGCGCAGATAGGCATCGGCAGAATTGCCGGAGCGCTTTATGGAGAAGGTGGGATAGGTGCTAGCGGGTTTGATTGTACTCCCGGGAGCGGCCTCGCAGTCACGATCGCTCCCGGTGAGTTGATACTGCCCGGGGTCATAGACGCCAGCACCTACAGCGTATTGCCAGCATCCGAAAGCGCGCTTCCTCGCCAGTATATCCTAAGCGACCCACTCAACCTTCTGATTCCAGGCAGTGGCGCAACTTATCTCGTGTATGGCACCCCTCTAACGGAGGACACGTCTGCGACTGTGCTGCCTTATTACAATTCCGCCAATCCATCGCAGACGTTTGCAGGCGCAGGAAATACTGGCACAAGTCAGCCTACAGTCCGCTCCGATACCGTGACAATCGCAATTGGTACCGCCCTTCCTGCAGGGAGTACGCCCCTTTGGTCAATCGCAGTACCATCAGGAGCCACTTTGATAACGGCTGCAATGATTGCTCCCGCCGTGGGTGCCCCATTCTTCCCCAGTTTGAATAAGTTGGCATCGCGTATTGTCGCTCCTTTCGATCCAAACCTAGCTGCCGCATTTGGCGGCTACCCATCGAAATCCATCGTCGCCGATCCCAACACGTCCGGGGTTTATTGGATCTCCACCACCGACGACAACCTGACGACGCCCGGCGCCTCAGGTGCCTCATGGGTCAGCCTGTTCGCTCCTGTTCAGCAGGGCAGATTGCTTGGCACGACACGCATCACTTCGAGCACGACTTACGTTCCCCCTGCCGGCACGCGGTATGTCGAAGTTGATCTGGGCGGGGCTGGTGGCGG